AAACGAATGAAAAACCGAAAATTCGAAAAGCGATTAAATATGTCGCGCGTAAAAATGCGCGGCTATTACAAGAATTTAAGGAGAAACATCCGGACTGTAATAATTCGGATTCCAGATACTCAGATACTTATAATAAGTTAATGATTGAAGCGATGGGAGGAAAAGGATATGACGATAAAGAGCAAGAAGGTAAAATTATAAAACGTTTATCAAAGGAAATGACAATTGATAATAATTAAAATTGTAAAAGAATAATTATTATCTTTATGATATCGGAGTAATTCAAGTATGGTCGTAAGGATACGAAAATTAGTCGTCTGTTATTAAATCTAAGTGAAATAACTGGGATATTATTTTATCAAAATAGTCTGTTAGATCCTCACCCTCTATAAGTTTTGCAGTTACTCCTTGTGCCATAGCAATAGATACTTGTGATTGTACAAATTGACTACTTGGTTTTAAATGTAATTTGACAATATCTTTATGTTTCAAAAATTGGTGTAATCTTTCCAAGAATTTATATATCATCAATTGATTCGCCTTTTGTGTTTTTGAAAAGAATTCAGCCATAAGTTCAGTTAACATGGTCAATAGTTCATCATATCTTTCTTTTGGTAGATTTTGAATAATTTCAATTGGTTCAATTAGACCGGATGATAATAAATTTTGCGCCATTTCTATCGGTTCCTTTCTATTATAGTGATTAATTATTTCAAAGACACACCCTTTTAATTTACTATCTAATTTATAAACAATTCCAAAATCAAGTATTCCTATCTTATATTTATCGTCTTTTTTAATGAATAAAATATTCCCCATATGAAGGTCCCCGTGACTAATGCCATGGAAAAATGATGTTACCACTCCAAATTTTACTACTAGTGGTGCAAAATATTTATAATCGCATTTATCGATTTTATTTATAGGATTACCTTCAATAAATTCCATTAATATAACATTCGGGTATTTAACGGTAACTTCATCATTAACTTGTGGTATAATTACATAATCTAAATTTTTACAATTATTATTAAAAGTTATAATATTAGATACTTCACATGCGAAATCAAGCTGCGAGAGTATCATATCTGTAGATTTATGGACGCTGTTTTGAATATTGAAACGTTTTATAAAAGGTAAAAAGGATATTATATCAATAAAATTGACGATATCGTCGATTGCATATTTTAGTTTAGTATCAATACCTTTACGTTTAATTTTTAAAATGAATTGTTTATCATTTCTATCTTTTACACGGTAAACTAACGAAATCATTCCACTATTCATAGGTTGATCCATATGATCCACCATTTTAATATCGTTATCGTAAATCACATCGATAATTGTTTTCAAATCTAAATCCTTAAAAGTCCAGGGTGCGTGGTCTGTAAATTTAATTAATTCGTTGTTTAATTCATCTGAAAAAAACTGTTCATTTAGACTTAATCCTTGAAATAGTTTCACATATAAAATATTGATATTTGATAGTCTTTGTGTTATAAATTTTAGATTATTAGATTTATTATTATCAATAAAATAATAGTAGACAAATTGCGTAACTAAAATCCACAAAAATTGTATAGCAACTAGAAAAAAACGTAGTAAAGAAAGAATCTTATCCATTAGTTATTATGAGTAGTTCTCTATAAATTGTTTCACACGTAAAAATATTTTAATAAAAATACCTCCTAAAAATTTTTCAACAAATGGTTGAAATTGAAATGTGTTATCTAGATACATATTTTGAGTTACTTTTGCATGTCCATTATTTATCATTACACATTCATACTTAATTTTCTTAGCAGGTAATTGAATACATCCACTAGGTATTTTGATATTAGGGGGATCGCTTGAAGAATTGCCTATAAATATAATTTTATCATCTATTACTTCTCTACTAAGTTCTACATGTGCAAATCGTTGAGGTAATCCAACATCTTTGAAAAAATGTTTGAACAGAATAATAAATTTGGCTTTTGTTTCAGATATTTTTTCTATTTTACATTCTTCAAATAATTCTGGATTCAAATCATATACTAATTTCATAAGGTCAAAATTTATGATTTGTGTTAAATCTAATTTAGACGATTTAATTTCAAATTTGGTACTATAATGGTGGGAGTCATTTTTAAAAAACTGAAATCCGTTTTTATCAATAATACAGTTATTTTCCATTTTATATTAGAATTAAAAATAAATAACCAAAATAAGCGAATTAATTTAGATAATCAATTTTTTAGTTGTTTAATATTTGACCAGAATTGCTTATTTTGTTTACTAATCAATTCAGATTGTTGTGCCAAATGAAATGCTAATGCTCTACTATCCTCCTCATCTTTTTCATTTATTTTATATAGTTGTTTCATAGCGGTGTCTTTATCAGGAATTGACATATCTTGCGAGTTTCGATACCGATTATATTCATCTATATTTGTAAATTTTGGCATTTTTGCATAATCTTCTTCTGTAATTGGAATTACCGATTCTGCGTATGCTTGTTTCAAGTCGGTGTATCCCATACCATCTCCGCTAAATAATCCGGAAGAATTGAAGTCTTTATTATAATTCATAAGAGAGGTGCCTCCAAAACTAGAAGAATATTGCGTAGATACACCTTTATATTCTGTGACAGATTGTAATTCTTTTTTCCGTTTTTCAAATTCGCTAGATAATTGTGTTTTGCTTAAATTATTAATATTTTCTACATTTTCATCGGATTTTAACCAATTACCATATCCATTTTCCTGGTCATCCACTATTTTATATTTTTCAAATTGATCATTAAACCATTCATTAAAATTGGATGTCTTACGAAGCGATTTATTTTCTTCGAATAACCGATTTAAAGAAGCAGCTTCGTCTTGTTGATGTGAATCAAATTGATCATTCACTTGTACTTTGATTTCCCCGCTATCTGTTTTATTTTGAAATTCATAAATAGAAAATAATCGTTTATATGCTTGAGAAAAAAATATGAAATACTTTTGATCGATCCCGGATTTATCTGGGTGTGTTTTTAATACTGTTTTTTTACATACTTTCATGATATCTTTACTAAGGACGGTGCTATTTTGAATACCAAATAGTTTATAAAGCTCTTTTTGCGAATAATTATTAATATTGAGGTCTATTTCTGTAATATTATTAACTTTTTGGACAGTTACTTCTTTCTCACCATCCGGATTTTTGAATGGATCTGTTCCACCAAACGGATCTTCTTTATAATTATTTTCAGATGCAGCAATTCGTACTCCGGTATCCCGATTTTCGCTTTTAATTTTATTATAAAAGTCTAATTGATCGTCTGCGTATCCTTTTGATTTATTATCTGTATGATAAATTTTAACACCTCCTTTTGTACACTTGGAAGTTTTACTAATATTAGCATTCATATAAATATTTTAGAAAGAATTTTTTAAATATTTTATATTTGAATGACTTAAATAAAATAAATTTTAACAGCTGATTATTTAAATAATTTTATTGATGAAAAATATTCATATCTCAGAAAATAGAAAATTGAATTCGAAGACTAACATATATCGATCTTTTCGATAGAACCATAAATACATCCTATGACCTGAAGATAAAACTCTATGGTTTTAATAACACCAGTAATTAAATCGTTTAATTCTTCATATGTCCATTCGCCAAAAATATCTTCTATAACAATATTATTATCGTTTGAATTATTTGTCGCTCTAAATATAAATTGTTTTTCATTATTTTTATCTTTTATTATTTCTTTACCATCATCTTTATAATATAGTAATTCTCTGTTTTGTTGTAAATCACAAAAACTTTTTATATGTTCAATAATGGTTGAATTAGACATATTTTCACATTTTTCTTTTAATTTATTCCATTTTATAATTTTCTCTTCATTATCAATATGGAATCGTAGTTTATAATTATAATATTTTGAAATGATCATAGTATTAATATAAAAAATTATTTAAATTTGTTTTATATTAATTATACTTTTTAGATATCTAGACTGATTGTATTAGTTGCCGATTTTTGTTTACGTTTACTTTTCTTAGGTAAATTTACTTCACTTTGTAAGGATTTTAAGTCACTTATACTAATAGTACTATTATCTGTTTTCGTATCAGACGGTTGATTAGGACCGTTAGACATTATAGGACCATTATCCTGAATATTAATATTTTTGGTTTTTAATCCGGATAAAATATCTGTAATATCAGAAGGCCCTTTCATTTCAGGTCTACGACTACTTCTTTCTTGCAATCGTACAGACTCGTTATTTTCACGTAAATTGATACCATCATCTACATATGGTCTGGGTGTATATGATGTATCCATACTATTATTACCTGGTCTTCCGCGTGGAGCTGGTACGGCATTAGGTCCTTGGGTAGGAACTGTTTGTGGAGCACCTCCTTGATCCATCATATTTGACATAAATCCTGAAAATCCTGGATTAGACTGAGACATAGAATTTACTGCTGCAGATTGAAATGATTTCATAAGATCTGGATTATCTCTTAGAATATCATCCATTCCAGGCATCGATGTTTTGAATAAGGAATTAGTCATATGTACCATCATAGCACTACCTCCTAATTGAAATAATAGTTTTAATTCTGGCGCCATTTTCGCCTTTGATTTATATTTTTCATATAATTCTGAAAAAATTTCATCATAGTCGTTAATATTTTCGTTTACTTGTTCCCCCCATCCATCTAACTTAATATCAAAAGGATCGAACTTACCATTTAAAAATTCAATTCCATTAATACATGCCATTAGCATATTTCCTTGAAATTTAATAGAATTGGATTTGGATTTTTCATCCATAATAGTTTCGTACTCCCCCTGCATTTCTTGTAATGAAGATTCCATATCGTATTTTTTAGATAATTCTACACCTTTCTTTTCTAGTGCTTCTAATTTTCGTAAAAACTTAAACTTTTCTCTCAATAATTCCTCCTTAGACATTTGAGGTTGAGAAGGAATTTGTTTATCTGGGTTAATAGGAACATCATTAAATTTATCAAATCCGTCCCATGTTTTGGTTTCCTTTGCCGTAGTAGCTGTAGCTTTTCCAATAGTAATATCATCTTGGAATTTAACAGATTGTATTGATTCTGGTTCAGGTGTTAAAAAGTCTGATTTTAGGTTGGTAGATGTATTTATATCACTAAGATCATTCAACTCATTTTCTAATTTATTTAAATCGTCTATATTTATATTATCACTAGACGGGGTTGCTTCCTTGACTTTATCATTCATTAATAATTCAATTCCAGAGCCAAAATTAGTGGATTTTAAATCGGATCCTATGTCCAAATTATTATTCAGGTCTATTTCAGATAGTTCAATAATATCAGGCATGTATTATTGTTTAAATAGAACATTTAATTTTAAGTCTTACGAATAATATATTTATTATTTATTTAATTTTTCATGTATATACCATCGTCCTTGGAGAAAGCAATCTGCTAGATCATCTTTTTTCGAATGTTTTGTAAAGAAATCATAAAAAGGAATATTTTCTTCTTTCATTATTTCTAAAGACTTTGTTATAGATATTTTTTTTCTTTCAGAATATGTAGTTTTAGGTGGTAAATTACATTCTTTTAATTTGTTAATTGCAGAAACAAATTCAATCTGTTCTATAAATATTTTACTCATAATAAAATATTGTACAAGCATTCCTTGAATACTTTTCATACGATTTGCAATTGGACTGATTTGATTTTCGATTATAACATGATCAATTCTTTCCTGATCATCTAAAATTTCATTAAATTTTTGTTGAATATTCATTCCAATTGTAATTAAATCTATTGAGTTACCGTTTTGTTTTTGAATAACTTCTAAGTAATTAATTTGAATATACTCCTGTATCAGATGTTCTAATTGTGCTTTTTTAATGGGTTTTTGATAAGATATTTGATAATTATCAGCAAATTCATATAACTGTTGTATTTTTTGAAGTGATAATTTGTTCGGATTGAATTCAAATTTTGGAATTTGTAAAGATTGTTTTTTTGCGTGTTTTAAACAATAATAGTTAAAGTTTTTTTTATATTTGGCGGGTTTTTCACATTTATTACTGTTATCAGTTACCATACAATTGAATGTTTCGCTTTCAGATATATCAATAACATCCCATTTTAAAATAGTAGTTTGGTCTTTTATCTCAAATAGACAGAAAGCCAAATTTTTAATTCCAACATCGATACTTAATAGTTTCATATTATAATATATATGAAATTATTATATGATTTTTATTATTATTTAATTTGATTTTTATCAAGTTTATTAATATTTTGAGATACCATTTGTTGTTCAGGACTATAGTTTATTGAGGGTGAAATCATTCTAGCATTTAATTGTTCTCTAGTCAAATAAGGATTTTTCAAATCACTATTACAATACCCAAATCCGGGTTTTCTACTGTCAAATACAGATTGAAATTTAAAAGGAACATTATCGGATGGTGTTTGATCACTTACAATATGGTCATCTAATCCTAAATAATAACAACTTTCTTTATTATTATAATTCATAATTTGAATAGCATTTTTTTGTAAAAACTGTCTATATGTCCAGTTAGAGTGAATACCTTCGGCTTTTTGAATTTTATTATTAACAATTGCAGAAGGTTGCCATGATGCATAATTTCTTCCATCTGCCATAATTGGAGGAAAATTAAAATTAATATTATTAGATCCAGAATAACAAGTTGCCCAACTCATAATATACAATTAGATAATATTATTATTCTTTTTCTAATATTTTCAATAAGTCTTGCTTTTTCATTTTAGAAGGGTCTTTTATTCCTTTTTCACTTGCAATATTTCTTAATTGTGTTAAAGATAGTTTCTTAAAATCAAGTGTTTCTTTTTTAATCTCATCTATGTGAATAAGTTTATCTTGGTTATTCGAGGTGTCTTCATTAATGTTACTATTATCAACTAACTCAATATTTTCATCAATATCCATCATTAATTCTTGTAATTGAAAGTCATCTGATGATATTTTTAATGTTTTAATATTATTTGTATTTTCAGATATATCTACCATATCTTCGGTAATATTAATGGTATCATTATGTGTATTATTATCACTTAATAACTTTGTGGAACCGCCCCAGTTAGAGATATCTAGTGTACCATTTTTAATATCGGAATTGTCGCTGCCATCATCACTATCATTATTATCATCATCATCGCTATCGTCACTATCGTCACTATCGTCGCTCTCATTATCATCATCCTCGTTATCATCATCCTCATTATCATTATCATCATCATCATCATCATCATCATTATCATTATCATCATCGTTATCATCATCGTTATCATCATCAGATACATTTATTAATGACGATGAAAATGGGATAATATTATTACCCATACTGTCAGGTAATTTATTAATATTGGTAGTTTGTTTTCCGGTAATCATCGTAAGATTATTTATACTTTGTTTGGCATAATTAAGTTCGTCGGCCATAGAAGATATTAAACTAAGCATAGATGCTAATTTAGTGTTTTGTTCTCTTAATTTACTTTCAAAATATGCAATAGTACCTGCGATGAGTAGTGTTACAATTCCTAAAGTAATTAAAAACGAAGTATTAAATAAATCACTTAAGCTAGTCATTATTAAGATTATCTTATATTAATTAATCGATAAGTTTAACGAATAAAATATTATGATTTCAATATTTCTTGTGGATAATTTAAATTAATTAGAACATGAACGCCTCCTTTAATAGTAGAAATGCCTTTTTTTAACTTGTATTTAAATATAAGCTTATTTTCAGTATTTTTTGTTTCCATACAATAATTTGTGATACGCTTATTGGACTTCATTTTTTTACATAGTTTAACAAAATGTGTTGTCAAATGGAATTGAACATTTTTATTTTTAGTTAAATAATTCAAAAAAGAAGCAGCGCTTGAAATTGCTTCACTAGGATTCGTTCCAGAATATAATTCGTCGAAAATGCAAAAATGATTTTCATTTGGAAATTCATTAATACAATCAATTATTTCTTTACATCTACGGGCTTCTGCTTGAAATAAACTATCCCTTCCGGATGTATCTGGAATATTTAAATAACAGTGTAAGTGATTATATACTTTTTGTGTTGCGGTTTCATAAAATCCACATCCAGCTTGTTGATTACAAATAAAATTAATAATGGCAGATTTTAATATAGTTGTTTTTCCGGAAGCATTTGGACCAGTAACAATTAGATTATTTGATAAATCAATATTATTCTTAGTATGTTTTACATCTTTTAATACACCATAATAACAGTTAGTCATAGAATTATTTGTTTGAGAAAAGGTGCAAAAATTAATATGTTTTTGTCGAACATTTTCTTGTAATCCAGATATACAATCTAAATATCCATGAAATCCAAAAGAAAATAGAATTGTTTCATTCAAGTCATCATTTTCATAAATAAAATAAAATAGTTTCATTACTTTACCAATTTCCATTATTTTTGTAGGATTTTGAATAGTATATTCAGTTATAGTAATTAGTTCATTTTTAAATTTTTGTAGCGATTTTCGTTTATCTACTAATTTATCATGAAATGGTTGATATGTTTTCAAATCTTGTGTGAAATCTATATATTTATCTATTTGTTGACATGTATATGAGAGATATTCATTAAATTGAGATAAATAAATATGAATTTTTTTCATATTTTCATGAAATCGTATAAAGGTTAATATATTTTGATAAATTGAAAAAATATAAAATACAGCAGATATAATTGTATATACTAATTGTTGTCCATTTATTTCGCTATAATCTGTAGTAAATAATTTACCGATTGCATGATTCGCACAAATTTGCTTAAGTACTTCAATATATTGTGTAAAATTAATTTCTGTTTTTTTTATTTTTAAAATAAGAAATGGTATCAATAAAATAAAAATAGGTGTTAATACACTTATAATAGGTCCGACTAAATTATATACACTCATAATTTCTAAAAATTGTTCCGATTGATTTAAATATTTAAAATAAGCCCAGTCAATAAATTGATATTTTTCTATGAATCCGTTGTCATTTTTTATTTCATTCCATATATTCATAATAGATGTTTGTTTACATATATTACTAATATAAGACGAATCTGGTTTATAATTTTCAATAAGTTTTTGACTTTCTTTTAAATAGTTTTTATTTGTAGTGTAATATTCTGAAAATTGTTTTGAAACCGTTTGGGAAAAATAATTAGAATTGTCGATATTAAAATAATAATGATATAATGGCTTATTAGTATCGTCTTTTGATTCAATTAATTCTAAATCGTTTATAATATTTTTATTGAGAATATATTTATCCAGATAATAAATAGGTAACTTGAACTTTTTATTAATATCCTCAAGTATATTTATATTATCTGTTATATCGTTTTTACTTATATCATTCATTTATAATAATTAAAAGAATTATTATAAAAAAATTACACGAATTTAGAAGGTTTGTAAAAATTTAATATCTGCTGGTAATTCCTGAATTTGACAACTGTAATATTCCTCAATTTCTTTCATTTTACTTGTATCTCTTCTACATACAAAATTTATACCTACTCCTTTTCTTCCCCATCTACCGCTTCTACCGATTCTATGTAAATATGTACTTACGCATTTCGGAACATCGAAATTTATTACAATACTTACTTGTTGAATATCTATTCCTCGTGCAGTCAAATTAGAAGAAATCAAAACGCGTGACACACCGGTTTTAAAGTTCGTAAATGCTTCATCGCGATCTTTTTTCTCCATATTACTATGAATACATGTTACGGGAAATTGATCTTCTATCATAGCATTATATAAATCTTCAACACGCTTAATACTATTACAATATATTATACACTGTGATAAAGATATAAATGAAAATAAATGTTTAATGGTTTCATATTTTTGAGAGTCGTCGTGTAATGCGACATAATATTGTGATATTCCTTCTAGGGTAAGCATATCATTTTGAATAGTAATTTTTACAGGATTTCTCATAATACGATTAATAATAGTATAAATATGGGGTGGTAAAGTTGCACTAAATAATGCAATTTGAATATTATTATCCAAATCTTGAAAAATATTATATACTTGATCTTTAAAACCGGAAGATAACATTTCATCTGCTTCATCCAGAATTACTAAATGAATATTTGATGTATTTATTTTTTTTCTTTGTATAGAATCATATACTCTCCCGGTACATCCGCATATAATATGGGGTTCATCTTTTGTAGATGTTTCATAAGAATTTCCTCCAAACATGGTATGTACTTTTAGACCTTTCATCATAGAACCAATCCCTTCGATCACTTTTGCTGTTTGGACACATAATTCACGTGTAGGTGATAAAATTAATACTTGAGTTTGATTTTTAGTAATATCAATTGATTGTAAAGAACCAATCGTAAAAGCAGCGGTTTTACCTGTACCAGATTGTGCTTGTGCAATCAAATCTTTTTTATTCATCAACGGTACGATAGCCTTTTCTTGAATAGGACTTGGTTTTTCAAATCCATATGCATATATTCCTCTTAATAAACTGGGATTTATATCTAAATCATCCCAATTTTTAATATCAGGATAGATTTCTTCACTAATTTCGTGGTTATTTACTTCTTCGCTATTACTTTCAATTTCCAGTCTACTCATATTTTATATTGAACGTATATTTTTAAGTTCCTATTTATCATTAATAATAAATAAAAATAGATATAAAATTACATCTATTATAATAATATAATGACAACATTAATAAAATATTCATTAGAAGATTTTGATCAAATTGCTAAAAGAGGTTTTGATTATATATTATCTAGTGAGGTTTTAAATAAAATAGCAGAGTTGTCATTAGAAGTAGGTTCACCAAATTATGTTAAAACTCCTGTTTTTAAAAAAATAGAAAAAAATGATAATTACGTTCAAAAAAAACGAAAATATAAAACAGTAGAAGTGATTACAGAAGATGATTGGGAATCACTGAGAACATTTCAACCAACCAAAATAGAAGAAAAAGCTGGTCTAGAAAAAGAATTAGATTGTATTCGATCTAATTTAAATAAATTAAGTGATAAAAACTATACAAATATACTTACAGAACTAGTAACAATTATTAATACATTATTAGATGATCTTGATGAAGAAAATAAAGAAACAGTAAGTTCTATGATATTTGAAATTGCTTCGTCAAATCGTTTTTACTCGAAAATATATGCAACCATGTATAAGGAATTAACTGAATATTATACTTGGTTATTACCATATTTTAATAGAAAAAAGGCATCATTCAAAGAAGTATTTGATAATGTTGACTATATTGAATCTAATGAGAACTATAATAGATTTTGCGAAATAAATAATGAAAATGAGAGAAGAAAAGCTTATTCTTCATTCTATATAAATTTGTTTGAATTAAACTTTATCGATTTTGTATTTTTAGAAGAAATTCAAAAGTATATAACATCTAAAATACTGAATTTAATTTCAGAAGAAAATAAAAAAAATCATGTGGATGAACTAGTGGAAAATATTTGTATATTAATTATAAAAGATAAGCTTAGTAGTCAGTCAGAAATTTATGACATTATCGATTTATTATCGCAATCTAAAGTAAAAGACTATAAAAGTTTAACTAGTAAGTCTATTTTTAAATGTATGGATATTTTAGATGTATAATAAATAAACTTAAAAATAATTCGATAATTTTATTATGATGTGTGAAAATGTAGAATTAGAAATATTTGAAAAAGACCAAACTGAAATATTAGTTGATTTATCTTTGAATGATATATATAGTGAAACTGATAGTATTGTGTATATAGATAGTTTAATAGAAACACCAAATGCAGATTTATATTTTATTTATAATAACCATACCACAAAAGATTTATTAAAAATATGTAATTTTTATAACTTAACCAAAACGCATAAGTTAAAAAATCAAAAAAAAGATTATTTAATAAATATTATTTTGATCTTTGAAAATGATATAGAAAATGTTGATTTAGTAAATAAACGATTAACTTATTGGTGTTTTATGAACGAATTAAAGCAAGATAAGGAGATGCGAAAATATATTATTTGGTAAAAAATAAATTTATATTAATTTCTAATATAATTAAATAGAATTTAATATAAAATCAATTTCTAACTTATATTTATGGTGCTATCAAAAATAAACCCAAAGATAAGTTATCCTGAAATAAAGACGGTCGATCTAAATGATTTAAAAAGTCAGGTAGATATGTATAAATTAGAATTACAAGATAAGTTTGGTATTGATATATATGTTGCAATTGGTTCACCCAAAAACACATACGAAGAAAGTGATATAATTTTTTTTCCTATTTATTTAGTAAAATTTAATAATAAGGCAATACAAATAGGCATATATGAAATAGTTGCGTCAAAATTAATGAACTATATAGATGAAGAAGATGAAATTGAAGTTGAAAAACTATCAGGACCTTTATTTTATTCTTTTGTAACAAAAGATTACTTGATTAAGAATAGGTTAAAACCTGAAAATGACGATATTATTAAAAACGATATTAAAGATGAATCTAAGTTAGAAGAAAGTGAAATAGAAGAACATGAAGTTGAGTTAAATATACCAGATCATGATGAACAAATTATACCAAAAGTTCGAGAAGATATATTTATAGTAACCCCTGGATATGCAGCATCATCTTTTTTACAAGAAGAAAATCATGAAAAAGCGAAATCGATTCGTGAAAAATATACACCTGAGAAAACAGATAATTGGGTACAAAAATTTTTAAAAAATAAGAATTATTCGATACAAGATAATGAAGGGGATGGAGACTGTTTATTTGCAACTATAAGAGACGCGTTTTCTAGCATTGGTCAACAGACCTCTGTTTTAAAAATTAGAAATAAATTATCTGAAGAAATTAATGATAAAATATATCATGATTTTAAAGAAAGATATGAGATGTTTCGTGTAAGCATTTTAGAAGATACTAAAAAAATAAAAGAATTATCTCAAAGCTATCAAGAAATTAAATCAAAATTTAGTAATACGATTGACAGAAATGAACAAAAAAATTTATCTGAAAGTGCAAAAAAAATTAAAGAAGAACACGATACTTTAGTAAAAGAAAAGGGCTTATCGAATGAATTATTAAAAGAATTGAAGTTTATGAAGAATATTGATAGTGTAGACAAATTTAAAAAAGAAGTTCGTAAATGTAGTTTTTGGGCAGAGACATGGAGTATTTCTACGCTTGAAAGAATTTTAAACATTAAATTTGTAATTCTCTCAAGTGAAAATTATAATACAGGAGATATTAAAAATGTTTTATTATGTGGAGAAGGAGATCAATTTATTAAAAACCAAGATGTATTCAATCCTGAGTTTTATATTATGGTAGACCATACCGGTAATCACTATAAATTACTCGGATATAAAAACAGAATGATATTTAAATTTGAAGAAATCCCTTATGATATAAGAGTTATGATCGCTGATAAATGTATGGAAAAAAATGCAGGGCTATTTGATTTAATCCCAGAATTCAAACATTTTAAAAGATCATTAGGTACTCGAAACATGGTGGCAGAAGAAATTAATTTAGATGACTATTCTGACTCAAAATTACGTGGTTTATATGATGATAATATCGTATTTTTATTTTACTCAAAGTCAAATAATAAGCCTTTACCAGGAAAAGGAGCAGGAGAGAAAATACCAGATTCTGAATTAGTAAATTTTAAAAAATTGGCAACAATTCCCGAATGGAGAAGAAAATTATCTAATTTCTGGATACAAATGGATGATGCTAAACAAATTGTTCCATTTTTAATTGATAATCATAAATGGGCGAGCGTAGAACATTTTTATCAAGCTTCTAAATTTAAAGAAAATAACCAACAATTTTATTTGAGTTTTTCACTCGATTCAGGAACAGATCTATCTAAAGATCCTCTTTTAGCAAAAGCCGCTGGCAGTAAATCTGGTAAGTTAAAAAATGAACTATTAAGGCCTAAAGAGGTAGAAATAGACCCTGATTTTTTTGGAGGTCGTCATAAAGAAGAAACAGCAAAAGCTCAAACAGCGAAGTTTACACAAATAGAACCTTTAAAAGAGTTATTACTTGCAACTAAAAATGCAAAATTAACTAATTATATTCGTGGAAGTCCGCCAATTATATTCGACGATTTGATGGTCGTTCGTGAAAAATTGAGACAACAAAGCGAATAGTTGAAACATATAAAATGATATATTTTTTATATGTTTAAAATAATTCTGTAAACCATTTTTTACAGTTTTTTGGCTTCAATAATGAGGTTAATTTAATAAGGACAAGACAACTATCAATTAGTTTTTCTATTTCTTCTAAAAACTCTTCTTTTTTATCATCTGATATATGAATTTTCTTTTTTTCAATCAACAAACCAATAGTAAATTTAATTAAAAATCCACATATATCTACTGATTTATCAATATTTATTTTTTTATCTTTTTGGTTATAAATAAATTCATATATTTTTTTTAGTAATTCTAGTATATCAGGAATATCTCTTGTGTCTATTTTATTATCATGTGTAATTTTTAAAAATGTTTCTTCTATTTCTGTAAAAAAATCTCCATATTCGTCTAATACTTTGAATAATAATTTTTTTGTTTCGATATCTAATTCGAAATTAACATACTTATTAAAAGTATCAGATAATTCTGTTACTTCTGTTATATTTAATAAAAAATTTGTAATAATTCCTTTGATATTTATAATTTCTATTAGTAGGGATTCATTCTCATTATTCTCCATAGAAATATCAACCATATCTGTAGTTACTGATGCGAGTTTTATTTCTTCGTTAGGTTCTTTTATATTTGCTAAAATTTGTTTTGGTTCAGCTTCCATTTTACATAAACCAAAGAAAAAACTTTTAATATCTAGGCGGAGGATATCTTATATGCTGTGTACCATAGTTTGGTGGGTTATATCCAGCACCACCTCTTGGACCAGGCGGGTTATATCCTGGTTGATTATATCCTGGTGGGTTATATCCAGCACCCCCTCTTGGTCCTGGTGGGTTATATCCAGCACCCCCTCTTGGTCCTGGTGGGTTATATCCTGGTGGGTTATACCTTCTATTATTTGCAGCATGGACTGCTCT